GAGACATTTTTAAAGGAAGTATGGAAGCAACTCAAAAAGGTTGGCGTCCCTAAACCTAAAAATATGCGATTCAGTTGGGGATCCACATGGACTGGTGAAAAGTGGAGAATCAATCAATCGTCGGGTGTTTTGAGCGTTCATGGACAAGTTCCATATTTTGGGAAATGTAAAAAGGTTGCGCTGTGTGGATTAATGTCTCCGAGAGATACTCCATACTCTAGTATAGAAGGTGGAACCGAAGTAGGAAGAACATTTTGTCACCAAACGTTTGGGACGCGTAAAGCACTCAGACCGTTAAAATTGTCACATGTCTTACTTTTTACATTAATAATACTTATAGCTTACGGAATACGTAAGAATAGAAAACAATGAAGTTCTTGTGTCACGTTCATCAACCGATGTATGAACATAACGATAAAAAGTACATGAGAATTCTATTGTCTAGAACCACGTCCGAAATTATTCAACGTATGCATGACAAAAATATCCATAGATTGAATAATTCTATCGTAGACAATCCCCTAGATGGGAAGATTTTAACCATAAAGATACCATTTCGTTATAGGAGGGTCATGTGTAAGGTTATAGGTTCAAAACCTGTACAATCTCTTGTAACGAATGATGAAATAGAAGTTGATATATCATTTAAGGGGGTGTGGAATGTTGGAAATCATTCGGGATATTCTTGGGTGGCGGATTCAATTAATTCGTTTCAGTAACTTCTTCCTCCGATTCTTCGGGAATGGTCGGCGGGACACCGTCGTCATTCACCGGAGTAGCACCTTCCGGAACATTCGGAATTTCGACTTCCTCGAGACCACCTTCCTTAAATCCTTGGAAAACTCGCAAGGCACCTTCCAGTCGGAGAACCTCCTGTGTCATGTTATTAATGGCTTCGGTCATCTTCTTAATGTTCTCCTCGACGTTGAGAATCGGCATGTTATGTTATATTATACATAAAGTTTTTATTCTTTAAACTAATAACGCGATGGGTATATTGACACGCACTGGTTATATTACCGGCGATCGACTCCAGGAAATAAAAAGGGAATTAACAGTAAGACCTTTGTGTAACAATGAATACGGATTCCCCCCACCGCCTTTTAAAGTTTTTAAACCAGCTAAGAATGGAGTGTGCGTTCCCAGATTCTACGGAACTGATAAACTGGGAGCTCCAGAAGAAGACAGACGACCGAAACCGGCCAGGGCTTCTATCGTTTTTAGCGGAAAACTTCGAAATGAAACCCATCAGATTGAGAGCTGTAATAGGGCTGTTGAAAGAGGCTCAGGTATCATCTCCCTTCCCTGTGGGTATGGCAAGACCACCGTTTCGTTAGCTATTGCGAGTAAATTGGGATACAGAACAATGATCATAGTTCATAAGCAGTTTCTGGCGGATCAGTGGAGAGAAAGAATACATCAATTTTGTCCGGGTTCATCGGTGGGCATAGTACAACAAGATAAGATACAAGTAGAAGGATACGATTTCGTCATCGCTATGTTACAATCCCTGACACAAAGAGAATATAGTTTTAAAGACTTTGAGAGTATCGGTACATTGATAGTAGATGAAGCTCATCATATATGTGCCAGAACCTTTTCACAATCGTTATTCAAACTGTGCCCCAAGCACATTTTCGGACTTTCCGCCACTCCAAATCGAAAGGATGGTCTCACGAAGGTTTTGAATTGGTTCATGGGTCCGACTATCGTTTCCATAGAGAGGAAAAATCAAGATCAAGTGGATGTATTCCCGATTATATATAAATCGCCGTATTATGAAAATCCTCCACCATGTACCCGCTTTGGTAAATTGTCCCTTCCCACGATGGTAACAAACCTAACCGAAGACCGAGAAAGGAACGTCATGTTAGTTGAACTCATTAAAAAGGCATCATCCGGTACGAGACAGTTGTTGGTTCTCAGTGAGAGACGACTCCATTGTCAGATGTTACATCAGTGCTTTCCTAAAAATTCGGGACTTTACATGGGAGGCATGAAGGAAAAGGACCTTCAGGAATCCAGCAAAAAGAAGATTATATTCGCCACATTCAGTCAAGCACATGAAGGTTTAGATATACCAACACTCGATACAGTCATATTGGCAACACCAAAATCTGATATTACACAAAGTATAGGTAGAATAATGAGAGAGACAGCAGGGAAGAAAAACAATCCCCATATTTATGATATTCATGATACTTGGTCGATTCTAAGTGCCATGTACTTCAAACGATTAAAAGTGTATAGACAGGGAGGGTTCAATTTACCCACAAATCTAAATAAACCCGACGATGCGGAAACGTCCTCCACATTCACTCAGGGAAAGTGTCTGTTTTTATAATGTGCATTATAAATATATACCGATGTCCGGTGCTCTGGTTGAGTTAGTAAGCAAAGGTGCACAAGATGTGTATTTAACAACTTCAGAAGGTATGAGTTTTTTTAACTTAAAATATCAGCGACATACCAATTTTTCACAAGCCCCAAAGCTTATAAAAGAGATATCTACTGAAGACGTTTCTATTATAATACCAGTTTATGGAGATTTGTTAAACGCAGTGTGGTTCGAAGGGGTGGATCTATTGAATTCGTTCTTCGGGGCTAAGTTTTCCCTTTACATAGGAGGCCAGAAGGTTGATTCATATGATTTTGACTATAGTAGTGACATATGGCAAAACTACCTCGCAGATACATACACGAAATCACAGGAAATTAACAATAAATGTTCGACAACAAATCCTAACTTTTTATCGCTTCATTACTTTTTCGGTGATAATCAATCATTCATTCCCCTCGTGGCATTACAATTTCACCAAGTTGAGATCAAAATAGACTTTGCACCGGGAGCAAGTGCTCAAAATATCAGGTGCTACGGCAACTATATTTATCTCGACGCCGAGGAAAGAAAACGCTTCACGAACAAGAAAATGGACATTATTATCACCCAGTGTCAACAAATTAAAAAGACACTCGATTGTGATGATACTGAATATTACGAGGAAAAGGCGACAGAAGCACAAAATGAATACAACGAGGCCAATACACTATTGCAAGCGTTACAAACCGCTGACCCACCAAATAACACGGCAATAAATGCACAACAAGCAATAGTTGATACCAAGTTAGCATTATATAATGCGGCACAAGCAACCTCTACGGCATACACATCCCCAACAAATGGATATAATGACATCGATATCTCACAGTTCAATCATCCCGTAAAATCGTTGTTTTTCGGTTTTAAGACAAAACAGGCCGTCATTGAAAAGGACTTTTTATCATTTAAATCCGCCGATATTCAAATAAACGGAACTCCGCTGTTAGAGAATATGAGTCCGTTATATTTCCATATCGTTCAGAATTATAATCATACAAAATTTGGAATTATCCAATATGACGAAGATAAAGATTGTCCATTTTACACCAGGTATTTCGCCTACCACTTCTGTCTAGACGCGTCCAGTTATAAACCAACAGGGACATGCAATTTCAGCAGACTCGATAACGCAAAAATCATTTTACGGAACGTGAAAAAGGGTTATGAGCGCGCGGAGACGGAAGAACTAATAATTTATGCCGTAAATTATAATATATTACGCATAGATAAGGGTATGGCAGGAGTTTTATTTGCGAATTAAATAACACTCCAAACATGGAAAATTTAACATCTTATTTTAAGTAGTGCTTAGTGCAACCTATCTGTTGCAGCTAACAACGCAACACCTAAAATAAAGAATAGTACCAAATGATTACATTCAGTATCTTCTAAACCTTTTGGGTCAGATTGGTTGACAGGTTTAGACACTTGTTCGACTTGTTCTGGTGTCGGTGGTTCCTCTTCCTCAATGAAAGCGTACCCTATCATACTTTAGGTTTAGAGATTAATTTCGGTTTTCTTTTTTCTTCGAACTCGCTTCTTAGTCGGTGCCGAAACAGCGACTTCCTTGACTTCACCGCCCGTCGATTCTCCTGAGATGGAGACGATATCGGAGATATCATCTTCCGCGACAGGAATCTTGGTCGTCGTGGTGGTCTCATTCGCGGCTTCCATGGGACTGGTATTAACCGGTAACGGCGGACCAACCATACCACTCATCAGGCTTCCGAGATCGATGCCCGGTCCCTGCATTTCGTATTGACCACCCGACGAGGTATCGTTAATCTCCGGGCTTTGTGTAGCCGGCGGCGCCGATGTTTGCGCCTTCCCCATATTCTGTGCCGCTTGCATCATGTTTTTCATCATCTCTGGATTTTGTTTCAAAACATCGCCCATATTTGGTAAGGATTTCATCATTGTAGAAGTCAAGTGGAACATCATGGCGGATCCACCAAGCATGAGTATCAGCTTAACTTCCGGAGCGACGTGCATCTTCGTTCGATACTTAACGTACAATTCCTCGAAAACGGTATCATAATCGTCCTGGTTTTCCATCACTGATTCGCTCCAACCTTCGAGTTGAAGATCGAACG